CAGGAGTGTTTCTCCGGGGGCCCACCACGTGGGATGGGTCGTCAACACTCGCTGCGTATGGTCCCCTAATTATTGACAAAGCCATTTGGGTTTGGCCGCTTCATTTACGTAATCAAGCTAACGCCACACTTCTTGCGGGGTAAGTGGGTCCCGACAGTTAGAGACTGCAGCCAGCAGGACCACTCATCTCTAACCTCACACTGTTTATTTGGGAGTGACATCGCAATATATCATGGCGCTAAGCTCATGAAAAAGCAACTTCTTCCGTTTTTATATTTTTACATTTTTATTTGTTTTTGGATTTTTAGAATGACACACAAAAAATGTACATTATATACATTAAAAATCATAGTTCACCGCAATTACTCGTAATTCACCCCAAGCTGTTCCAGCTGATACTAGACCAGCAAGCAGAATTGAGCTTGGTAATGATGGGTCATCGATCTCAATACAAATGTCCCAATTATACTCGGCATTAGTTGTGCCAGTAGTAGGTGTTTGCAAGTAATCAAGCGTGTGCCCAAGGAACTTGTTTATAGGAGTGTTATTCACACCTCCATATGAAACAGCGGGCGTCGTAACGGTAGAACTACCAGCATTATGATAGCTAATAATGAATCTACCGGCGCTTCCAACAGGAAAATCAATCTTCAACTGTCCAGAAGCTGGGGCTGTCACGGTGAGGCTCAAACTATTGTCATAAGTAGTCATTGTACCTAGCTCATCGGCTGTAGTCACACCCGACATATAGAAATGACTCTGCGCTAGGTCGCTTCCAATAGCACCACCTAAAGTAGGTGATTTCAAAACTACATCATAAGACACATGCAACTCGCCTGCAATAGAATCGGTTTGGGAACCGACAGTTGAAATCAGCAGTTTACCGAGATCGTACTTCTGTAGGTCGTCACCAACACCAGCAGAACGTACTAATAAATTACGCATGAGTCTCGAACTTGGAGCACATTCAACAGGGAATAGGTTATCTTTACTGGGAACTCCTGCTCTTGCACCAGAAAGTCCTAAAATCCCCGCCTTAGATTGAGGCACCTCAGCATTTACATCATAAATCACAGCTCCGATAACTGTACCGAGAGCGGTGCTTGTTGACCCAAGTGCAGTGGCACTTGTTGATTTAAATGTAAAAATCATAGCGTGAGCATCCCATTTCTGGAAGCTACGCGCTAAATTGCTGAGCCAAGGAAAAGTCGTTTGCATACCAGGATTAATATTCAATACCAGGTTGGTTAGGGCTGTAGTAGAACTAATATCCATGATATACTCAGAATGTCTCACACGTACACCATTATCGGGTGCGGAACCTACAATGGGTACGGGTGATGCCATTAGTGAGTCAGCGCCAACTGTGTCATAAGCGCCTACACCCACTATTGGTCTTGCTTTACGCATAAACCGTCCTGCATTTGGATGCCATACATCTGCTGCTGCTTGCACAACATCCAAAAAGGGGGTAGTAAATTTTTTGTAACCTTTCTTTAGATCGGACCAGAAACCTCCTCTTCCACGCAAACGAGGTCTCCTGACGGCTGCAATGAGTCGTCGACTAGGAACTCCATTCTTTCCTTTTCGCGGCATTTTAAATTTATGATACGGTTACCAATCAGTTTCGAATTCATCACTCGAAAATCTATCATAATAAAGAGCCCATAGTTTAGGCACTCGATCTAAAACGATAGGCGTAAAGATGCCCTGCAGTTGAGTCCATGAAGAACAAATCTTTTCGAACTCAGCCTGTTCACTAACCGAAATATGATACAGGTCTTCAAAAAACAGACGAGTTTGCATTTGACAATAAGCTGGTCTGTACAAATACTCAGTGGCGCTTTCAATTTTATGAGCTGTCCATCCTGGGTCTTCATCATACGCGCGCTTTCGTTTTGTTGCGCCTGAATTGGTGACTATACGTATGATGGCATCTGCAAAAGGTCCGAGCATTGGGCAATTGGGAAACTCAGCCTTTAGGGATAATGCTTTTGTAAAAAGCAAATCTAATTGACGTTTAGGATTGCTGCCCACAGCACTAGTCCAGCCAAATTTAACTAATCGTTCTATTGGTTCTGTAACTTGATCGAGACTATCCGTGAATTTCATTTTACAGAAACCTGCACGGCCAATATCATCGAATAGTTCAATTTTAGCATGGAATCCGAGCTTTGCGAAGTCTGATGATGTAGGAACTTGACCATCCATGCGAAACAGTCCATCATCTCCTTCCACAACGCCCTTAGCGTCAAAACCAAGCTTATGGCAAACAAATTTAACTACCATCAAATTTGTGAATCCATTTCCAAGGGATGTCCAAAGGTCACCTGACATACGTCCATCATGGAATTTAAATGTGAAATCGCGATGATTCACAATATGTTTGCACATAAGTTGGGACTTGAAAAGTTGGTTTAATTGAGGGTTCAAATGGCCAGCCATGTAATCAACTAATGGAATTTCTGTACACTGACTAATATCGCGCGTCATTGAACTTTCAAATGAGCTGAAATCCAACCCCAAGTAGGTTGCACCGACGCAATATAAACGTTCCTTAATTAATTTTGCACGTTGAAAAGTTGTTACATGTTTTAAAAAATACTGGCTTAATTGACTATATACGGCTTCTTCAATAGTCCGGATAAAAGCACCCAGGATAACCTTCTGATCCTGTGATGCTGCATAAATACCTCTATGATATTTAAACGCAGGATACCGCTCGCGTTTTGAAAATATGGCATGATGCATATCTCTATAGAGGTACGTACAACCATCTGTTAATCTTAGGTATTCTCGTCTCGCTGAAAGAGCATCTTTGACTTTTCGTGTATAGTGACATTTCTCAATATGCTCTTCCCATGGTATTAATTCAGTACACGGTTTTAAATTGCTACGAATCCAATCATACACCCATTGTTTGAACTCACCAACCAAGTTCAAATCATACCCGACTGCAACGGGTTTTAACATGCGGTATTTGATTGACTCAACGAGCGAATGGCTATCGTGGCAATCTGGGGCAGGTAATGCGACATCAGCGACGTGACAAGGAAGCCTAAGATACATTGCCCGACGACGCTCCACACGCGATTTGTGAATAACCAATTTATGGCGTTTACAATTCGTGACTGGAGGTAGGCCCACATCGTGGAGACGGTACCCGTAGAGGAACCTGCCAGACGTGGGCTTTCTTGAAAATGGCAAAGAGCCTTGCCATCAACAAGAAGGTCGGATGCAAGTACAGCCGAAGTCCAAATAATACTAGACATATTACGAACAACGGTATCAGTAGAGTCATCAAATTTAAGTGGGATTACTGCTCTCCCAACATTAATTGCATATAAATGCGATAAAAATTTGGAGATACGTTCCGGGTCTGGGGTATCATCTGAAAACCTTGACGTAGCATTCGCAGTGACCTGACCAGACACAAGAACTGACTCTTTCTGATATTTGGGCTCAATGAAGAACCAGTGCGGTGAAGTAGTCTCAACCACATATTCCATAATGTGGGCATTTTCACGTAGCAACTTGGCTTCTTCTTCAAAGACACCCCGCAAATTTCCTTTTACGGTTGCAGTGCGGGCGTGGGACCATCTCCGTGTCCCTTGGCGGAACCAGGTCCATGGGTTCCACCATTGAAAAGGGGTTTCCTTAACTGGGACTCCAAAATCATTCACAGAAACACAAAATTCATAACTTGGGTCAATATTGTTGTCAGCTTTTTCAGATTTGTATTGACCTGCAATCAAATCGTCTTCCTTGTCACTATCCATATGAACTTCTTTAATATCATCAACTGTCTGAGATTTAATGTCATCGATTTCCTGACATTTTTTCTTAAATTCATCAGCTACTTTAATCTCAGGATCTTCAACAGGGTTACGTCGTTCAGCCAACCGTAATACTTCATATTTCTTTTCAAACTCTCCAAGGTCTTTAGTGCGAATTTCAATTTCATTAGTACATTCTTTGACCTTCTTTTCCAACACACGTAATTTGTACATCCGTTCTGTCAGTTCCTTGATTTTTGCATCATGAAACTGAAGTTTTTTCTTGACCAGATTCTTCTTATTTCTGTTAACTCGCACAATTTTCCTCTGAGGTTCTGGACTGTAGCTAGGACTACATGGTGAAATGCCGAAATTCTTCTTCAGAACAGGACTTACACGTGTGGGTTTGGGAGCATTAAGATCAAAGTTAAAAGGATTAGAGGCTTTAACTTTGTCCGGTGTGGCAGCTGTTGAAGTCACAACAGTAGGTGGAGTGACTGCGGTTTGTTGCGTTTTAGCTTTCCAAAGCAAAACAGCAGGTTGTGAATTGACCACTGGTGAACAAGGCGGTGAGATCTTCGCAAACTTAGGTGATCCGTGGTCATTATGTTTCTGCTCAATGTCAATCGGACTACTACGATTAACAATGAAATCATACACAGATTTAAATGGTGAGGCTAATACTTCACCCATTGCTTGAACAGGTGAGTTTCCTCGAATAGGAGCATCACTCCCTCGGTTTGATTTAACATCAATTGCCGGCTCGAATGTTTTTGCAAACATCGG